TCAGCGGGTTGCTTTTGAGCGAATCGCCTGCTTGTGGCGCACATAGTCGGCAGTCTGGGACTGTGTGGAGTGAGCGCCCATTCGCTGAGCCGCAGTAACCCCATGGAGGCGATCCACGTCGGTCAGCGCCTTGGCCCGCAGGTCGTGAATGTGGGCGTCCTTCACTCCGGCCCGGGTCAGCGCGCGGCGCCATGCCGACTTCAGCGCCTCGTAGCTGTACGCGCCGCCGTCAGGCCCGGTGAACACGTATGTCAGCCCCACATTCTTTTCTGCCTTGATCCGTGCAATCAGTTCGCGCAGCCTGGGCGTCCACTCGATCAACACCTGGGCGCCTGTGCTGTCTTCGACCTTGGACGGACGGAACAGGACGCCATCGCGCCCGACGTTGGCCCAGGGCAAGGCCAATACGTCCCCGATGCGCTGGCCCGTCAGATAGGCCATGTCCAGAATGGCACAGATCATCCGCCCTGCCGGGTTGATCTGCTTCGCGCGCTGGCCGCCACTGCGCAGCGCCGCCACCTTGATTCGCCGCAGCTCGCTATCAGTGATGTAGCGGTTGCGCGCCTTCACGCTCGCAGTCCGGATCGCGTCCACCGGATTCGCGCCAGACTCTCTATACCCCTTCTCCTCTGAAAAACGCATAAGCTCGCGCAGCATTGAGCGGTATGCGTTATATGTCCTGGGCATCTTCGCAAAAGCCTTCAGGAACTCCACGGCATCCGGTGTGCGGATATCCTCAGCGCGGAATTCAGCGAAGGCCTGTGAAATTGTCCGGACCTGGTAAATGTCATTCGCCTGGGTCTTCTTTGCATGCTTCGTGCTGACCTCCTGAAGCCACTGGCTGCAGATCGCCTGCATGCGGTCATCCACAGCGCCGCGCATTTCGGCATCTGCCAGAGCGCGATACAGGGCGGGTAGGCCATCGGCTATGGCCGACAGCCGTATCCAGGACCGCTGCTTGTTGACCTGGCGCACCAGGTAGTAGGCGCCATGCTTTGCATGCACGCCCTTCGGGAGGTGGCTTTTCTTCTTCATGCGACTTGTCGGAGCTTGGGAATGCGGACCTGAGGCCTGTCCGTCTTGATGGCGCTGCCTGCGCACACGGCGGTGTAATGGGTGCGCTCCAGCAGGACATTGCCAGCACGGCCAATGCGCGCCCTGAAAAAACCCTGCTGGCGCAGGATGGCAAGCTGCTTGGACGGCCACTGGTAGCCAGTCAACTCCTCAATTTCTTCTCGTGTGAGAGTGAGGCTCATGTTGTTGCACTCCTAGTTTTTTCTGCTGCTGCACGCGCGGGTCGCGCTCATGCTGATATGCGTCCCACAGCGCCGTCCCGGCATCGCAGCGCGGCTGAGACCGCGTGACGCCAGCCGCGATGCAATGCGGGCACTGAAAGTGGTGGGCCTGATACGCGCTGTCAGCCAGCTCCCACTGGCTGGCGCTGGGCGGCTCAGGCATAAGAAAACCCGCTCTCGGCGGGTTCTCTGTAGTGCTTCTCCTCGTCTCGCCGTTTCCGGGCCTGGCGCACGTCTCGCTTGCTCATGACGATCCTCCGGTGATGCCGTGGACGAGCTCTCCGTGGCGCAGGCCGCCCGCGAAAGCTGTGCGCGTTACGGGAACGCTGATGCCGGCGTCGTCCATGATCTGTTCCACGCGCGCGGGCGGCAGCGGCTTGCGCGCCTCCAGCTCATCCGCGTCCCGGAGCTTGAGGATGCTGTTCTCGCTGGCCAGGTCCAGGGCCTGCATTTCGAGTTCGTGGATGCGTGCGTTCTTACTCGCCTCCAGCTCTGCGATGCGGGCGTATGGGTCGAAGGTGTCCGGCCTCTTGCAGTCTGCGTAGCCCCTGGTTATGTCGTGGATGTCTGGGTGATGCTGGATGCAGCCCAGGGCCTGCTCTGCCGTGATGTGAGGCTTGGTGCCGTGGTGGTTGGCCCAGCGCTCCACGTATTCAAGCGTGGTGCGCATGGAGGCGTTCTCGGTCTGCAGGCCGCGCAGCATGTCGGCAGCTTTGTGGCACGGCCAGTTTCCCGGATCGAACGCTGTGTATGTATCCAACTCGGCGGCCATCGCGTGGACTTCTTCGGGTGTTGGTGCTGTGGTCACGGGGTCTGTCCTTTCTCGAATAGATCGCCCACAGCGAGCCGCGCCCGCCGAGTGGTCCGGGCGTTTGCCGCTCGCATGGGTGCGTCGAGCTTGTTGTGGCAGCGCTGGCACAGCGCCTCAAGGTTGTCATCTGCGCAGTTCGCCGGGTTCGGGTCGTGGGTGTGCGCGATGGTCAGCACCACGTCCACCATCTTGGAGACTTCGTAGTTGCACATGTGCGTCTGGCCGAGGTGCACGCCCGTTTCCGAGCAATACACGTCGGCACTGTCCAGCATGTAGGTCCCCTCGTCGGCTCCAGCGCCGCGCGCTATGCGGGTGCGGTTCGGCGCCTTACAGCGCTCGAAGCGATTGCCTGCCCGTTCGAGGATGCGCGCGCGTATCTCCAGCCAGTTGGCAGGGTAGAGGGCGCGCATTTCAGGCCGTATCGGCATGCTGCGGTCCTTTCTGCTGCGCCTGGGCGCGCTGAGAAACCCATGCCTCGAAGCTGGGCGGGTTGACCATGAAGCTCACGCCACGCTCGTATTCATCACGCAGACGCATCAGCTCATCCCTGGTCAGGTACACGTCTTCTTGGTCTTCGATGATCTTGATTGCCATTTCAGCTCTCCTTGTGCGCTGCGGGGCGCGACTTGATGAACACCAGCCAGTGCGTGAGGCCTCCGCGGCCGCTGACCTGGCCGAACAGTGGTTTCTCGGGCGTCAGGGCCAGCACCTCGCGGAGCTTCACCTGGGTCTCGTTCCACTTGAAGACCAGCACGCCCTCGGGCTCCAGCACGCGGAAGCACTCGGCGAAGCCCTGGCGCAGGTCCGCGCGCCAGTCGTCGCTGAGCTTCCTGTACTTGGCCGCGAGCCAGCTGCGGGGGCCGGCGCGCTCAAGGTGTGGCGGATCGAAGGCCACCAGCCGGAACGAGCCTTCCGGGTAGGGCAGCGCGCGGAAGTCCATAAGTACGTCCGGCTCGATGTGCAGCGTGCGCGTGCCGTCCTCGCGGTGCGAACGGTCGGTGACTGTGAGGGTCTCGCTGCGGCGGTCGCCGAAGATGGCGCGCGGGTCGGCCTTGTCGAACCACATCATTCGGCTGCCGCAGCACACGTCGATTACGCGGGCTTCAGTCATCGTGCTCCCCCTTGGCTGCTGCCTGGGCTGCGTCCGGGCTGCAACGGTCGATCCTCTCGATCTCGGCCAGGATCAGGGCTCCAGCCTTGACCAGGGCGCGGCGCGGCGTGCATGGCTTGAACTCCCAGGAGCGCGGCCATGGATAGTTGGTCGGCGGGTACACGTTGTCGTCCAGCGTCAGGTCGCGGTCGATGCCCCTGGAGATGGCCTGCAGGTTGTCCGATGCAACTGCTGCATATCCGGCCGCCGCAAAGCACATCTCGCCTTCGTCGTGCTGGTCGTCGTGCTCGGATGTCCAGCCTTCGGCTTCGACCTGGCGGCGGCGCTCGGCCAGCACGTCGCGCGCGGCCTGGCTCAGGACCTTGGATGGCGCATCCACTGCAGGCGCAGCAGGTGCTGCCTGGGCACGCAGCACGCGCTGTGCGCGGTTCGGGCCGCTCAGAATCACGCCTTCGGACTCTGGTGCGTCGGGCAGACTGTCGAAGAACTCCAGGATCTCTTCCAGCTTGTCGGCCTCTTCCTTGTGGAACGTGACCTCGCTGGAGCCATCCTCGAACGACTCGCCCCAGTCCTCCACTGCCGTGTTCACGATGCGGGCCAGCTGCAGCAGGTTCTCGATGACCTGCGTTGCAATGGCCGATGGCGCAGTAGATGCCTGGGTCGCTGCTGCCAGCATGCGCACAAGATCGTCTGGGTAGAGCAGCACCGGATCGCCACGTTTGCCGTATGCGGGCACGCGACGGCCTCCGTAAGCCATGGCGAAGTCCACGGCTGCAGGCGCTTCCTGGGCGGGCGCTACAGCACCACGTACCAGGGCAACGGTGTAGGGTCGCAGGCTGGACAGGCTGGCCCCGCCATCCTTGCGCGCTCCGTCCATCGTCTCTGCTGTCACAACGCGGTCGCCTTCGGGCGTCATCCACGCCACAACGCCCTGGGGCGCCACAGCGGCCGGAGCTGCCCCGGCGTAGAGCGGTTCTGACGTGTAGCCGTTGTCGTCGGGCGTCTCTGACAGCCATGGCTTGATCGTGGGGTCGCTCGGGTCGCTGATGCGGTAGCCGGCAATGGGCTGTTGCTTCGTTGCTGTCATGAGGCTTCCTTGGTGATGCGCCAGAGCGCTTTGGTGGTGTTGATGACGTGGCCTGCGCGCTGCAGCAGCTCGCAGGTAGGCGGTGGGGTCGGGGTCATGGGGCAGAAACAGGAAACCCGCCGAAGCGGGTCTGGGTGTCAGGTCGTGCGTCGAAACGCTTTCGTGAGGTGCAGGCCCTCGACGGCATGCCCTCGCTTGAGCAAAGCCCGGCAGATCTGCGCCTGGGCGTTGTGGCTGGCGCTGGCTTGGCGCGCCAGGCCGAGATAGCTGTTGCCGCTGGCGTAGACATCGGCATCGGGCATGGCCTCCAGCCGGCTGAGCGCCTGGTGAAGCGTGCGTGGCCGCGTGATGCGGCGCCAGGGCTTGATCATCTGGCCCGCGTAGTCGATACCGCGCGCAATCGGCTGGATCACGGTCTTGCGTGGGTTGAGCGCAAGCCCCAGGTCCGGCAGCTTGGCTTCGATGCTGTGCAGGGCCTGGCCCAGCCACTGAGGCGATTCGTGCAGCAGCACCATGTCATCGACGTAGCGCGTGTAGTGCCGGCAGCGGATGGCGTGCTTGACGTGCTGGTCAACCTCATTGAGCAGGACGTTCGCAAAGAACTGGCTGCTCAGGTTGCCGATCGGCAGCCCCTGGTGCCGGACTGCGTTGGACAGGCGCTTGTGCGGTGGCACGGCGGCCAGCGTGGCGGCGCTGCCGCGCACAAGATAGTCCTCACGCGGATCGTGAAACAGCACCATCTTGCACAGGCCGCGCCACCACGGTTCGTGGATCTGGCGCACCAGCAGCGGCCACAGCACGCGCTTGTCGATGCTGACGAAGAAGTTGGCCAGATCGCACTTCAGGTAGAAGCCTGGCCGCGCCCAGTTCTGCGTCTGGCTGCGCACCTTTGCCTCCAGCCGCTGGGCCGCGTATAGCGTGCCGCGCCCGGCGATACAGGCGCAGGAGTCTGCGATGAATCGGCGGTGGAAGCGGTCGGCTACCTGGTTGTAGAGCAGATGATGCACGATGCGGTCGCGGAAGCCCGATGCCCAGACCTCGCGCGGCCGTGGCCGGCTGATTGCGAAGCAGATGGAGCGCCCGGGGCGGTAACTTCCGTCGCTCAGCTCCTCATGGAGATCTACCAGGTTGCACTCCAGATCCTGCTCGAATCGGAGCGCGCTAGCGGTATTGCGTTTGTGCCGGCGGCAGTCGAAATACGCCTGCACCAGCTTTTCGAACGAGTAGCCTGAATCCATAGAAACTCTCGGTGGGATATGCGGAAAGGCCGAACTCGGAACTCGTTGTTCCGGTTGTTGTTGTTCGTGTTGCCGTTCTCGAAATCGACAGCCCAGGGGTGTCGAGCGTTCACGTCGGCCCGCCGAGTGTTCAGCGGGCGAACTACGCGGGATCACTACGGCTGCTGCCGGCGATATCCCTGCTGCGCCTGTCGGTGGGCTTGTGGCCCAGCGGCTCGACCAGATTCCAAGGCGCCATGGCCGACTTGCCGTGACAGGCCGGCGGCGGGCGCGCGTTCCGAGTGTTTCTGCCAGCCCGTAGCCTGTTTGCTGATGCTGGTGGTCAGGGCGATGGCGCGTGCAAACTGCTTGTGCGAGATCAGGCGCAGATCGACGGCGAGGCGCAGCGAGAGGTTGATGACCTCCACTTCCTCGCGCATCAGACCCAGGATCGGAGCTTTCTCCTGGCTGGTGTTGGCCTGGTAGGTTCGCATGACAAGAGCCATGCACTGCCTGCGCATGCCGGCGCCAAAGTCGGCCTTGAAGTTCCGGGGCATGTTGGCGACCAGATGTGTGACGAG